GCGTCCGATACCTTTGTTGGCGTTGCTTCAATCCCTTACATTTGGGGGCAGGGCGCAAAACAGGGATTAGAATATATTAAAAAGTGTATTACTATTAAATTAAGTTAGGGGTCAACCGTGTATCAATCTTTTAATCATTACGAAAGAGACAGAGCAAGTAAGGCTGTTGAGGTGCAAGACCCTAGCAATGCTTATGTAAATATGGAACCGAACTGGATATTGATTGAAGATTTGACAAGCGGCACTTATAGCATAAGAAAAAGACATCGAAAATATTTGCCGCAGATGCCGCGCGAACAGGACGAGAGCTATGATAATAGACTTGCAACTTCAGTTCTTGCACCTTTGTACGTCAGAATCGAAAGATTGCTTGCGGGTATGCTTACGCGCAAACCTGTTAGATTGAATGAGGTATCAGAACGAGTTACCGAAGATTTATTCGATGTCGATTTACAAGGTAACGATCTCACAAGCTGGACATATGAGACATCAAAAATAATGTTGAGATACGGCCACGTTGGAGTTCTTGTCGATGCACCGACAGGTGGAACTGGTCGGCCTTATTGGATTACATACAGCCCTCGTGAAATTCTCGGTTGGCGAACAGAACTTGTTGACGGAAAGCAAAAACTTACACAATTAAGACTTTTGGAACGGGTCACAGAAGAAGATGGCAATTATGGACAAAAAGAAGTTGAACAGGTTCGATTACTAACGCCGGGAGCCTTTGAGGTTCACAGAAAAGGCAGGCAGGGAAAATATGTAAAAGTTGATGAAGGGACGACATCTTTGGATTACATACCATTTGCGATTGCATACTCAAACAAGGTTGCTTTCTTGGAATCACGCCCACCGATGCAAGATATTGCAGAATTAAATTTATTGCATTATCAAAAAAGTTCAGACTTTGATAATCAACTAAGAATATCTTCTGTTCCTTTACTTTGTTTATTTGGTTTCCCGCAGGCATCAGAAGAAGTAAGTGCGGGGCCGGGTGAAGCAATCGCGTTTCCAGAAGGTGCAAGAGCCGAGTTTGTAGAGATCAAAGGCCAATCGTTTCAGTATCAGCGCGACAGAATAAAAAATATTGAAGATCAGATTAATACTTTGGCACTTGCCGCAATCCTCGGACAAAAACTTGTCGCGGAAACAGCCGCATCGCAAGAAATACAAAGAAGCCAAGGCGATTCGACATTAATGATTGTTGCGCAACAACTTCAGGACATGATCGATAATTGTTTGGTATTTCATGCAAATTATTTAAATATTGCAGAAATTGGAAACGCTTTTGTCAACCGTGATTTCTTGGGTCAGAGATTAGCACCGCAAGAGATTCAGGCAAGGCGCGAACTTTGGAGTTCTGGGGCAATATCACATGAAACACTATTAAAACAGTTAGCAGAAGGCGAAATCCTTGGCGATGATTTTGACGTTGAAGAAGAAATTGAAAAAACACAAAAAGGAGACATGATCGAAACAGATGAACCGATGCCCGAAGCCGAAGAAGATGAACCAGTCGAAGACCCAGAAGATGAGGATTAATGACACAAACGCCGATTCGGGTTCCGTCTGACGTCTCCCAACTTGGGGCTTCTATTCCTTATCCAGATTTAATTCCTGAAGAATATTTTCGTAACAGTTTAGATTTAAATAGATTTTCTAATAAAGTTTCGCGTGAAATCGTTGAATCTTACAATCGAATCATATTGCGTGCGGTTGATAAATTAGAAGCAATAGAACGTCTTCCAAAGGCCAATCAACCCAAATATACAGCGGCACGTTTGCGGGCTTTGTTGTTACAGACAAAAGCAAGCCTAAGAAAATGGGATGTTAAATCTACGCGGGATATGGAACTTGTTTCCGATGCCGTTGCAAAGTTACAAGGAGAATTTGCAACTGTTCAAATGGAACGCGCATTGCCCGCAGGCATCAGGTCATCAATCAGAACTGTCGAGGTCACGCCCGCATTTGCAAAAGCTGTTGTGACAACTAGCGCATCTGAATTTAATTTAAATGTTTTATCTGATTCATTAAGTACTATTGCGGCGGGTTCTGGAGCAAAGTTTTCTTTGACAGCAAAAGAAGGCGCATTGATAAGGTTGCCAAATGGTAAATCAATAAAAAAATCTTTTCGCGGTATTACAGATCAAAGCGCAGAAAGACTTGGGAGATCAATTCGTGATGGATTGTTGGCAGGCGATACAACTGCACAAATGCGTAGGCGTTTAATTGGCAAACTTGGATTCAATAGTTTGGCAAAGACAGCGGAACAGCAAAGAGTTGCGATGCGTGGGGCGTCAATGTTGCTTGCAAACCCGCAAATTCAGACAATTGTCAGAACATCAATAAATCAAGTTAGCAATGTCGCGGCACAACAAGTTTATAAGGCAAACCCAGATGCAACAAAAAAATATCGTTATCTTGCAACTTTGGACAGCAGAACAAGTTCACGTTGTCGTTCATTAGATCAACAGGTATTTGAATATGGAAAAGGGCCGGAGCCGCCACAGCATTTCAATTGTCGATCAAGAACAGTTGCCGAAATAGATTATGACAATTTAAGCCGTGTTTTTGGTCGTAAGATCGAAGCGCCCAGACGCAGGGGGTTCAGGCCATCAGAAAGCGGCCTAGTACCCGCAGGGCAATCATATGGAACTTGGCTATCGGGTCAATCGCAAACAATAAAGGCAAAAGCACTTGGAGCAAAAAAAGTTCGATTCTTTGATAAATTATCAAAAAAATATGGCGGTGATCAAGCGATCAGGAAATTTGTTGCTGTTGACGGGTCAGAAAAAAGTCTTGCGCAGTTACAGGCCGCATATGGCAGAAACGCAGAAAAAATAAAAATTGTTCCTGATGTTGTTAGAGAAAGAAAAGGCGCAAAATTTTCTTGGCAAAGATATTCAGACGGATCGCTTGCAGATAACGCAGAACCTTCAAACCTTACAAAGTGGACGCCAGAACGTCAGGAATTACATCGAAGAATTATTAAAGAAGTTATTGAAGAAAACAATCCGCAGGCGCAAAAGAATCCAATCTTCTTTATGACAGGCGGCGGATCGGCTTCTGGTAAATCAATCATGTTGAAGAAATCGCCATTACCAAAAGGAACTGTTGTAATTGACGCTGATGCTATTAAGAAAAAATTACCTGAATATAATGCGATGCTTGCAAAGGGCGGAGATACCGCTTTAAAAGCCGCTGAATATACGCATGAAGAATCAAGTTGGATTGGTAAATTAATTCAAAGAGAATCAGCGCAGAAAAGATTTCACACGATGCTTGATGGAACAGGCGATGGAAGTGTTAAGAGTTTATCGAGAAAAATTAAGACGATGACAGATCGCGGCATGACAGTTCGCGCCAAATATGCGACAGCTGATATTGCAACAGCCTTACAAAGAAACGCGGCAAGATACGAAAAAACTGGTCGTATGGTTCCACCGCCTTATGTTCGCGATGTTCATAAAAAGATTTCGCAAATTGTTCCTGAAGCTATAAGGAAAGGCGTTTTTGATGACTTTGAACTTTACGACATGAACAAGGCAGGCGAAGCAATTAAGGTTGCTACTTATACGAAGAAAGATGGATTAAAGATATTGAATAATAATCTTTATGGAAATTTCTTGGCAAAGGCAGATCAACCGAACAGCCTGTTTGAAAAGTATATGGAACAAAAGTAGAAACGCCCCCGAAGGGGCGATTGTTTAAAGTCCTAGTTCACTAAGGCCGGGGATTCCTAATGAGCCATCTTCGTTTTGAAGATGCCAACATTCGCCAATCATCACGCCTTTAGGTGTTGCGCCTTTACGTTTTTGAAAGATGAAATAAATCTTTCTTAATTCTGATTCTGTCAGTTGATGTTTTGAATCAAATTTGTGTTGAAAGAATCCGCCTTGCTCAGTTGCGAGCCAGTTGTCAAAAGATAACATTGTTTCTCCTATTAGTTTGAATTGTTTGAAGCCCCCCGAAGGGGGCGATTGTTTAGATGTCTAGGTAGCTGATTTCAATTCCTAACTTGTCAAACTTCTTTGCGATGTTGCGAACAGCGCGTTTGACTTGCCCCCAGAATTGAGGGCTGACTTCATCGGCTCTATCCCAAGTCCCGCATGAAATACAATTGTTAAGAATTTCTTTATCCAGATCAGTTAAGTTTTCTGGTAAAGTTTGTTTTTCTCGAAGATGCCAGTAAATATTGTTGATAGCATCATCGCACATCTTTTGTGGATAAACTTTGTTTTCCCACATTTGAGTGTGACCCTGACGATGTTCAATCCAGATTTCATCTGAATCGTTTCTATTACCTTCTTGATCTTCGCAAAGATGTTCAACGATACATTCTTCTGGACGATCAGTAATAGTTTCAATTTCAAGTTTTGTAAACTTCAATTGAATCCTCCTTTTGGTTTCATTGGTTTTAAATTTTCAAGTTTCTGAGGTTTGACCCTCAATCCTATTATAATATAATTAATTAGATTTGTCAAGTATCACGAATTTCTTGACAGGTAAAACAATTATGATATAATTAATTTGTACACAAACAAATTAAACCAACATGACCGATTCATTTCAATTTTTATCAAAGCTGCTTGGAATGACAAACAGCACTAATAAACATGAAAAGGCTGTAGCCCAGACAAAGCTTGAAGAACAGCTTCGTAAGTATGGAGTCACAAAAGATCAACTTGAAAAAAGAGTAAAGGAAGGCTTTGAAGATCCAACTTTAAAAGAAGCTATCAATTGGACTTGGAAAGACGCAAACGGATTTGATCATTTCACAAGAGTTAAACCACATGAACAAATTATTGTTTCAGCCTGCGTTAACTTTTTTAATGGTCGTTTAGTTATCGGAAATTCTTACAAAGGCAAATGCTTCGACATCTTTGCGACCAAAGGGAACAAAATTCAAATTGATCTTTATGCCGAATATTTGATCGAAGCGTGTGAACGAGCTTTGAAAGAAGAACGCAAAGGTGTTCGCGGTGGGTTCGATGCAACTTTCAATTCTAGTTTCAGGAAAGGTTGGGCTTGGAAAATTCAAAGCCGTTTAAGTGATATGAAACAAACAGAAGAAAAAGAAGGCCGCCGTGAAGTTCGCGAAGGGAAAAGAGTAAATCTAAGCGCTTTAAAAGTTCGCGGAAAGAATGAGATCGAAGATTCAAAAGCGCTTGCCTTACGCGATGAAAAATATCCCAAACTTGGAAAGGGTCGCGGATTCACTTCAGGCGGTTCAGGGTCACGCGCAGGCAGTAACGCAGGCGCAAGGGCAGGGTTAGGCCGACAGGTTGCAAGTACAAGGCAAAGGAGACTTGCAGGCTCTTGATAATATCGCCCCCAGAAATGGGGGTTTT